TAGTTGGAAACACCACATCATCTGGATTAGATGTAGATGAAGGTAAATCTCTTAAAGCCTGTCTATAGTTACTCATCTCAGTTGTCATGGTTACATCTGATAGAGCATAGAAATCTGTTTCTGCTAGGAGTTTGTTTCTAGTATTTCTAATATCTTCCCACTTTTGTTCAATTGTGCGAATATTTTGTCTATGTGCAATATCGTAAGAAGAACCATTCCATGTATCTCCTATTTCGCCAGTGTGGTCAGTCGCTAAAACTTGAGATTCACCTACCAAGAAAGAAGGAACATTATTAATATCTTCTACCTCGCAGACATTCTCTACGACATTAGTTGTTGAATTTAAAATACATACTTTCATTTTATGCGTACTCCTCTATAACCACAATTCCATTACCGCCATTACCGCCACTTTTGTTTACTCCGTTCTGTTGAAAATTAACCCCCGCAGAACCACCGCCACCTCTTTCGCCATCATTACCATTAGCAGAAGCACCTCCAGTATTAGTTGGAGCACTTACTCCTTGACCACCTCTACCAAAATAAGACCTTCCACCTATCGCTCCCATTATATATCTAGTTGAACCTTGTCTAAGAGAACCTCCCCTATGGCAAATCTCTCCAAAAATAACATAATCAAAATTAGAATTGCCTGTGTTATAGGTATTATTAAATGCTGCACCACCATCATTTGATATACCATATCCACCATATCCTCCCGCACCAGTTACAGTTGAACCAGTACCCGCGGGATTAAAAGAAGTGTTACCACCAGTGCTACCATTATTTCCAGAACTTGAACCACCAGAACCACCAGAACCTATTGTAATTGAAGCATTAGCTCCTAACTCAGTTGCGTTATATGTCTTAACAGCGGTATTGCCTCCGTTACCACCAGAACCTTCGTATTGATCTTGGTTATTAACGTCAAGACCTCCGCCTCCTCCTCCGCCTCCACAGGCGTAAACAGTAACGAATTTAGTGCCAGAGGTTGGTGTGTAAGTTCCAGAAGAAGTAACTACTACTGTATTAACATTAGAAACCCCTGCGGGTACATTGGTTAATGCAGAACCATCACCACTAAAAGCAGTAGCAGTTAAAGTTCCTGTAACAGTTGCACCACTAGATGTAGTAGCTAGTTTGGTTGAACCACCATGATATAAAGAAACAGCACCAGTGTTACCATTTCCATAAAATAAAGATTGTGTGTTACCACTATTTCTAATAACAAAATCATTTGCTAATATTCTTAAATCACCAGTACCACTGTCTTTGATGAAACTATGACTTCCGTCATGGTAAATCTCTAAGTCATCAGCATTACCAAATCTAGCTTTTTCGTTATCACCCCAACTAATATCAAAGGTGTTACAATCTAAGTTCCCACCTAACTGTGGTGAGGTATCATTAACTAAATCACTAGCGGGTACATTATCTAACGCACCAGATTTAACATCACCATTAGCATCTAATAAATCGGATAGGTTTCTTGTTTTACTCACTTGGTTGCTCCTCTGTTATTGGATTAAGCCAACTTGGTTTTACGACATCAGTGGCATTTTCTTTCATTGTTAATTTTTCAATCATAGAATTTTCTAATTCTTGTTTTCCATTTGTACCAAAAGAACTAAATAACCAATTCTTAACTGTTTCTTCTGATACTGAATTAATGTCTGTAAAGTTTGTTGGATTGCTTGGGTGGTCTAAAATACCAGAACCTTCTTGGCTAACTGATACTCCTGTTTCAGGATTAGTAACTTTTACTTCATACTTAACGCCATTAATTGTATTGTTATAAATATTTCCACTCTCATCTTGATAGTGATAAACATTTAGTCCTTTAATATTCCATTCTATATTCATAATTTACTCCTATGAGAAAGCATTAGCTGTACAACCTTGTGTTCTAGTTTTAATATTAAAATAACCGTTAATTCCTGTTGATGATGTAAGTCTTAAGTAAACATTGTTTCCACTTGCATAAGCAGAAACACCACTCATTGGATTAACGGTAACTTCAGCTATACTTCTAATTCTTAAAACACCGTCATATTGTTTCCAAATATATGCTACACCAAATGAGCCACCGTTACCTGCGTTCCAAGCATAAGACCACTCTACATAAACAGCATCATTGTTACCCATATCTGTTGTGAGTAAAAAGTCTCTATTACCCGCACCAGTAATTCCTGTAAAACCAATCTGTTCATATTTTTGCTGACTGCTATTGTCGTATGAGATTGCACCACCGTTATGGATACGCATACGCTCTGAGTTAGCAGTTTTAAAAACTATAGGGTGAGATGATGATGTAAGAACACTAAATTCACCACCAGAAGCGTATAAATTGCCTGTTAAAGAATTAGTTGTATCCGACATACGAATAGCAGAACTTGTTCCACTAATATGAAGGTTTCTTGCTTGAGGTGAATTAGGTGAGGTGGTTCCAATTCCAACATTACCAGAGCTGTCAATTTGCATATGCTCATTGTTACCCGCTGTGTAAAATCTTAATGTTTGACCAGAGCCTGTAACACCAATTCTTGCTCTATCGGTATTTGATTCTTCGTAATCAAATCTCAACATAGCATCACCACTACCACCATTAGAGATAACTACTGTTGCATCATTATCTCCTGTGGCATTGTTTGAAGAAACTCTTAACTTTGACTCTGCACCAGAGGTTGTTGTAGCTACATCAACACCAGTAGATGTGGTTTCTAATTTTTTAGCACCATTATAAGTTAAATAAACTTCTGCTCCATTGTTAGCACCTACATAGGTCGCACTAATATCAGCATTAGAAATTCTTAAATTATTTCCCGCTAAATATAAATTTCCAGTACCTACATCTTGAACATAGCTATTAGAAGCGTCATGGTATATCTCTAAGTCATTCCCTGTACCAAATCTTGCTTTAACATTGTCATTGAAATCAACACCAGTAGCACCACCCACAGAGGTAATACCAGTAAGGTTAGAACCATCTACTGCTGGTAATACTGCTGGAAATCTAGCATCAGGGATAGTTCCACTTGTTAGATTAGAAGCTGATAGATTGGTTAAATCGACTGTCGTTGGTTGAAATGCACTTGCAGTTGAGTTGTAGGCAAGGACTTGACCATTGGTAACTCCAGCAGTCGATACATCGTTTGCATCATTAATAGAGAAGTTGGAAAGTTCAAATGTACCAAAGGTTACGATATCTAAAATATCATTAACAGTAGCTCCAGAGGTTAGAACAATCGAAGTACCATTGGTTGCTGTGAAGTCAGTTCCATTGACTAACTTAATACCATTTAAATAAACATCAAGAAAACCTGCATCATAAGCTAGGGTGTTCCCACTTGCATCAGCACCACTAAAAGTAGTTTGGGAAGCTGTCGCTGTGTATTTAAATCTATCACTTGTTCCATTAACAGAAGAACCAGCATTAGCAAAACCACCAGAAGTGTAAACTTTCATCGTATCACTACTTGTGTCAAACCATAGATCACCTAGTGTGGGTGAGCTTGGAGCAGAAGCAGAGATAGAGTAAGTATCAGCAAAATTGTTTACATCGCTAATATTGGTTGCCACTGTGTTTACATTTGAGATACTTCCAGCAACTGTATTGACATTTGTAATACTGTTTCCAACATTGTTAATATTGGTGGTCGCACCAGCAACTGTAGAAATATTAGAAGTATCACCAGCAACTGTGGTTACATCACTAGAAATTCCAGCAACTGTGGTTACATTTGAGGATATCCCAGCTACTGTGTTAATGTTAGTTGCATTTCCAGCAACGGAAGTGATGTTTGAGTCATTACTAGCAACGGTGGAAATATCGCTTGAGATCGAAGCTACGGTGGTTACTTCGGTTGCTTTTGGAACTAATCGGTGAAAAGTATAAGTATGTAGAGTTGAAGTTGTTTCTACTAAGACACCATATCCAGCTGTAAGAACAGTTGATCCACAGCCTGTAATAGTAACTGTGTTTGAACCAGAGCCATTAGCGATTGTTACTGTACCAGAGCTTGGAGTTCTTGTTGTGCCAATAGAAGAAACACTAACAATAGTTCCAGCACCATTATTTACATCGGGGTTAGAAGTAGGAAAACTTGTTTCGTTAGCAATCGGAACAAATCCACCAACATCATCAACTAAGTCAATAACACGATTGTCGATAGCTGAAGTTGTGGCTACAAAGCTATCACTAGCAGACCAAGTGTCCCCGGAAGAGATTGTTTCTGTACTATCTTGTCTAAAGTATCTTGCATCACTAGCTTGAGTTGTAAAGAAAGTGCTATCGTCAACTGTATGTGCTGATTGCTCAGAGTTGGTTACAATAACTCCGTCAGCTATCTTATCTATAGTAACAGCGTCATCGACAATCTTTGCTGTGGTAACGGCATCATCAATAATTTTTGCAGTTGTAATCGCATCATCTAAAAGTTTTGTTCCAGCAATAGATCCCGCCAACTGAGCATTAGTAATCGTTCCTGTAAGAGAGCTAGTTGGATAATTGGTTGCATCTGTTAGATCAAATGCCGGGGTTGCATCACTTCCGCCTAAAGATAAAGATATGCCACCATAACTTACGCTTGAGTTTACAAGTGAGCTATTGCCTATATTCGATAGTGTATTTGAAGAACCACTGATAGATTTGTTAGTTAAAGTATTAGTTGTGTCTTCACCGACAAGAGTTGTTGTAGCATTTGGAATTGTAACTGTTCGATCAGCGGTAGGATCAGCAACAGCTAAAGTAGTCTCAAACGCATCGTCCGTTGTTCCTTCAAAAACAATATTTGCATCAGATAAGGATAGCCCGGATACGGTCGGAGAAGTAATTGTTTTGTTTGTTAATGTCTCAGTGCCAGTTGTTGATACTAAAGTAGCATCGGAAACAGCGGTATTAAATTCTGCTAAAGTTCCGGTTACAGTTGCTTCTGACAGATCTACAGTTAGCGTATTGTTGGCACTATCTATAGTTTTGTTAGTTACAGTTGTCGTTCCGCTATCAACGTAAGCTTTAACTGATTGTTGAGAAGGAGCTAGGATAGCAGAGTCAGAAGACATGGA